ACCAGATCAGTCCCTCGCTGCTGGTCATCGGTCCCTCAGCAGTTCGTGACGAGCGATCGAGAAAAGGCAATCCACGACGCGCAGCACTGCGACCTGCCAGCTAACGCGCAGCTCGAAGGGCAATTCTTCCCAAGGGGGCATGCGCGTCTCTGCCTGCGCATCGGTTTTATTCCGATCGCTATGCTCGACGAATCCCGCGTAAGCCTGGCGCGCTAGGTCTTCGACTTTCATCGACAGACCTTGCGCGCTTCGCTTGCGAAGGCGCAGCTAGCGAAATGGGAGATGTAGCGCTCGCCTTCGGGTATCCGCGCAGGCATCGTTACGATCGCAAATAGACCTTCGTCGCCATCGACCAGGCGAACGTTACCCAGGTCGACCGGGTCGCGATTGATGGGCATGCGCTTTCCTGTCGGGGTATGCGCCCAGATGATCGGGTCTCCGCAGTAGCGACAGACGTCGTACGGATAATCAGAGTCGCTTTCGAGAATCATGCTGCCCCCCTCAGTCCCTGAACGCGGTAGACGTCCCGCTGAAATTGACTTCGACGGTTCCGACCGGACCGTTGCGCTGCTTCGCGATGATCAGTTCTGCGCGATGTCGGTTCTCTTCGGTTGCCTTGTACGCCGCTTCGCGAAAGACGAAGACGACATCATCTGCGTCTTGCTCGATGGCGCCTGACTCGCGAAGGTCGGAGAGTCTAGGGCGCTTGTCTTCGTTGCGCTCGCAGTCGCGATTCAGTTGCGAGAGCAGCAGCACGGCGCAGTCCATCTCTTTCGCAAGGCGCTTCGCCCCTGCCGTGACTTCAGCGACTTCGCGCTCTCGCGTATGGGAGCGCCCGGGTCCGCTCATCAGCTGCAGGTAGTCGACGACAATCAACGCGAGGGGCTGCCCTGCCTTCGCGCGAACGAGGCGCGCCTTCGCGCGAAGCTGCTGCAGCGTCAGCGCGGCAGTGTCGTCGATGAAGATGGGCAGCGAGCGAAGATCATCGAGCGCTGCGAAGACGCTTGCGCGCTCGTCTCCGCGAAGCTTGCCATGCAGAGCAGCGAAGACGCTTGCGCCTGAACGGCAGCAAGCCATGCGCAGCCCGATTTGCTTACGGGGCATCTCGAGAGAAAAAAGCGCGACGGCTAATCCCTGCGCTGCGAGCGCATCGACGGCGCCTGTCGCTAGCGAAGTCTTTCCCATCCCAGGGCGACCAGCGATGACCGTCAACCTGCCGCGCCCTAGTCCGCCTAGCTTTTCATCGAGCGCATGCAGCCCGGTCGTTAGCTCGACGTCGCTGCGTTGCTCTGCTGCGAGCAGCGCGCCGCATGCTTCGTTGGCAATGTCGAACATGGGAGCGATCGCGCTCTTCGCCTGCGTATCGCTCGCTAGCGCGAAGATGCGCGATTCTGCATCGTCGAGAAAAGCGTCGACGCTGTCGCCTCGAACGCCGTAACCCTCGGCTGCGATCGTCTGCGATGTCGCGATGAGCTGGCGCAGCCGATAGAACTGCGAGACTCGCTCTGCATGCTGGTCGAGATTCCCGACCGAAGGGACGCATTCGATAAGACTCGCGAGGTACGCTGCGCCGCCGCATTGCGCGATCCGCCCTTCGTCGCGCAGGTAGCCTGCGACGCTGACCATATCCGGAACCTCGCAGCGCATCGAGAGCGCGATCATGCCCTCGAAGATTCTGCGATTGGCTTCCGAGTAGAAATGCTCTGGGCGCAGATGCTCGCTGATGAGCGCGAGGGATTCCTGCGAGAGAAAGCAGGCGGAGAGAATCAGCGCTTCTGCTTCGAGATCATGCGGCGCGACCCGGTCGATCATTTGCCCCCCTTGGCTTTCGCTTCGATGGCTTCCCGCTCTGCCTTCGCGCGCGCTGCTCGAGCTAGGCGCTCCTGACTTGCTCTGCGCGTTGCCTCCATCTCGCTCGGATCATCGGGCAGCGGCGGAGCGTATGCGCCGCTGCGATGCGTATCGTCTGCGCCGTTCGACTCGCGAGGCTTGCGAGCGTTGCGGATGAAACCATCAAGTCGACTTTGCAGCGCCTGCGCATTCAGCCCTAGGCCGATATGCTTCGTCGCGCATTCGTCGATTGCGCGCAGCATCCATTCGATCCTGGGACCCCCCGTGATCGTCCGCTCTGCATGCGCTCGCCCGATCGCAGCAGCGTCGAGCGAGCCGAACAATTCATGCCGTCGAATCTCGGTCGCGATGCGCGTCGCAACGTCGAGCGTCGCGGGGTCCGCCCCCTTGGATCCCCCCAGATCAAACCCAGAGAGAAGCCCTGCCGACGCGCGCGCGCCCCCGCGTAGACCGTTATTAATGCCATTACACTGCAGGTCTGTAATGGGAGAAGTAACGGCATTACTCTGTCTGTCTCGCCATCGCCTGACCCGCTCTCGATTCGCTGCCCGTTCCGCCTTTATCTGCTCGGAAGAAGTCTGATAGTCGGAGTAGTCGTGAATCAGGTAACCGTCTTCGGTCGCGACCCATAGCCCTGCGCGAACTAGTTCGCTGATGGCGATGCCCAGGTTGCGCTTAGTCTGCAGGAAACGTGCGGCTGCTTTGCGGCTGACATGACCGTCAGTGGTATGTCGCGCGCTCCATGTCAGTCCCTGAACCCAGAGAAGGCGAGCTGCATCGCCAACGTTTAGGAACTTCGGATGGTCGTACCATCCGTCGTCGAGACGGACCCAGGTCATACGTCCCCCTTGGATTCGTCAGCGGTAAACATCGAGCGCGCCCCCTATCGGCCATAGCGTCAGCTGCTTCGCGAGCTTGCCGATCGGAGTGTTGATCGTCAGCGAGTGAAGAAACCCGCGCGCCTTATGCTCTTCGCATATCGGAATATAAAGCGGATCGGTTACCTTGAATTCGCGGCGCAATAGACCCCGCGCCTTCTTAGGGCTTACGCCCATCGCTTCGGCCGCAGCGTTGATCGAGCAATTCAATTGCCGGCGCAGGTAGTCGCTATCCGCAATGCGACCTGCATGCGCAGGGTGCATCGCGAGACAGCGCTGGATATCTTCGATGCCCTTGGCGATATGGATTAGCCCTTGTTGCGGCTGCTGCTGGCGTCCGAAAAACAAATCGTCGAGCACCTGCGCTGCGTCGATTTGCCAGCGGACCAGCTTCGGGCGAAGCGATGCATTCCCGACTTTGCGCGGGTTGATCGTGGCGAGCCACATGCCGAGGCATTTGATATCGAGGCATAGGGCATCGTACTTTTTGCCGTCCGGACCAGTTGCAACGATCATCGTTGTGACTGCCCAGGGCTGCGCTTTAAGCTTCGTTGCTTGCGCCTGCGATGCGATATCCAAAACCTCGCACACTCGCCGAATGACGACGAACGCCCGATCGCCCTTGCGCACTACTTCGATTTCATCGCCATCGAAGGCGACCTTGATGATTGCACTAGACTCCGCTCGTTCGATCATAGCCCCCCCACATTGAAAAGCGGACAGTCCCCGATGATGCGCGCGCGCGCGATGGCTGCGTAAGCTTCGCTTAGCTCGAACCCTACGAAGCGAAATCCCTCTGCGCTGCAGGCGACCCCGGTCGACCCGCTGCCTGCGAAGGGGTCGAGCACTATGCCGCCGGGCAGTGTTATTAAGCGCACTAGCCAGCGCATCAGATCGGTACTCTTGACCGTTGGATGATCGTTGCGCCTCTTGCTACCTCGCCCTGCGCCTGCGCGCGGTGACTCGAGACCCTTCGATCCGTCGATGCGTCCGGTCATTTCGCCCGGGGTTTTGACGGGCAGATATTCGCAGCCCTTCTCTCGGTCTTCTCTCGTCGCCTTCGCGGTGTAGAAGAATGGCGCGAAGCTAGTGAAGTAGCGCGACGCTCCGCCGCTGTCCCCAAAATGCTGTGACGTATCGATTCCCTGTCGATCGAACGACGCTACGCTAGGCGTTCGCGTTCGCGGATTCACGCCATTTCCGCCGCTAGTTCGCTCCCCGCTCTGCTCGTCCAGCATCCGCACTGGGCAGCCTTCGACGCATTGCCATGCATCGACAGTCTCGAACCCATCTGCATCAGAGTGATGAACGGGCGAAGTCGTCTCCCCGGTAAAGAGCGACGGAGAGCGATTGTCGTTCCATGCAGGCGCAGCCTTCACTCGCTTGCTACCGATCCGCTCGCAGCCTTCAGCGTGCGAGAGCAGGAGATGCGACGGCCATCGCCCTGCAGTGTTGACGTCGCTCGCCCCGCTTAGGTCGGAGTGATTCGCCCAGCTATTGTCCATCGTTCCGCCGCGCGCCTTGATGGCAGAGACCATCCCTTGATGCGCTGCGAGATCATCGGGCGAAGCATGCTCGACTCTGCATGCGTCGATATTGAGCGCGCCTGTCCCATGCCCGAGCACGCTACGAACGATGCTGCCCTTGATGGGTTTCCGAACTAGCCACCAGTCTTCGACTGCAGGCTTTAGCGCCGTCCCCCATCCGTCCCAGCGTTGCGCATGGCCATAGCCTGCGAGTCGATCGATACCCTTGCCAATGTCGAGCGACTTTGGAAACCCCGACCCGAAGATATGAGCGAGCCTATCCCTGATTTCGAACCCTGCATTTTCAAGCGCGGTCGCAGTCCAGTGCGACGTACGGGGCAGCGCCCAGACAAGCGCATGCGCGCCAGGCTTCAGCACGCGCAGCGCTTCGCGCATCCGTTCTTCGAGCCATGCGATCCATTGGTCGCGCCCCCCCTTGTCATGGTCCCAGGTCTTGCCCATGAAGGCGATCCCTGCAGGCGGGTCCGTTACCATCGCATCGATCGATGCATCGGGCAGAGAGCGAAGCAGGTCGAGACAGTCTCCTG